ACGCCTGTTTGAGAATAACGAGCTCTTTACCAGAACTAGTTTCTTCAAACTCACGTTTGCGTTCTTCGGCGATGAGCTTGCAACGATGTTGGAGCTCGCCGGCACAACCCATGCGAAAGCTGTTCTTGCTGCTTCGTCCACCAGGGAACTGCTTGGCAAGGCGGTTAGTCTCTTGAATCAAGTACCTGAATATCTCAGCAGCGACTTGCGCGTCACCTGCTACTCCGTAAAATTTGACAAGGCCGCTTTCTCTATCGGTCTCACACTCGTTCATCAATGCTGCTCCCACAGCGATGATGCTTATCCACGAAGGCATCCCAGTCGCCTTGTACTTGTCTCCATATATGGTTTGCACGTGGTCGACGGTACTGATTTCTACCGAGTCTCCGTCGAGGTTCTTTACCAACACGTCCACCTGACTGAGTTGATGTTTGCGCATTAAGGACTCAGCACGCTTGGCTGCGATCGCTGCCTCGTTAGGTGACGACGTATCTGCCGCCATGCGAAGCAGGTTCTGAATCCGCTCCATGATCTTCGGGTCTACACCCTTCATTGATTTATCGTTCATACCATTCCTCCGGGTCGTAGTAATCGTAGTATCCACTTTCGTGAACACGGCTGTTTAGTTTTTCACTTATTTGGTTGTCAATATCTTCTGATGGACTGAACATGATGCTACCAAGCGGTGTTTCAAAGAAACAAGCTATAAGCTCTGCGTAATCAGACATAAGTCCAACATCGGGTTCAGCGGGGTGAATATGGAAGTGGACAAAGATCTCTACTTCAAGATCCGTTTCTATTACAAGAACTTCATCATCATGATAGTTAGCCATTAGTTCTCACAGGTTGTTTCGTTATTCATGTGATCCATTATAACACCCTCCAGGAATATGTAAACTATTTAATTTAATAGATTTGATAACTACGTCACGGTTTTGGCCTAATATTCACGGTTTACAGGGCTATTCCACTGTGGTACGCGATACTGTATAGTCCGTGGCTCTAAGCCGTGGCGAGATAGACGATTGACAGCAGACCTGCCCGAACAAATTAAGTTCGCGATGCAGAACCCCAACTATGTTGCAGATCAGATAGCAAGGGTTCGAGCAGAGCGAAGCTTACGTAAATATATACCACTAGTCTGGGATGTATTAGAGCCTGGAAGACCGTTCGTTCCTGGCCGTGCAGTCGATGCTATCTGTGAACATCTCGAAGCTATCACCTACGGTGGTCTACGCAAACTACTTATCAACGTTCCTCCTGGCTGCATGAAGAGTCTCTTGACCTGCGTGCTCTGGCCAACTTGGGAATGGGGACCACTCAACCTTCCTTATCTACGATATCTCACGGCATCTTACTCGGCAGGTCTTTCTATTCGTGATAATCGCCGAGCTCGTCTGCTTATCCAGTCAGAGGTGTACCAAAGACACTGGGGCCAAAACTATTCGCTAGTTGGTGACCAAAATGCCAAGCAGAAATATGAGAACACAGAGCGTGGTTTCAGACTGGCTACGTCCGTCGGCGGTATAACGACAGGGGAACGAGCAGACCGCATCGTTATAGACGATCCGCACAATGTGATCGAGGCAGAGTCTGAGACCGTGAGAGAAGAAGCTCTTATGTGGTTCTCAGAGGTATTGCCTACTCGTGTCAATGACCCAGACAAATCGGCCTTTCTATGCATCATGCAGCGTGTCCACGAACGAGACGTGTCTGGTATGATCTTAGCAGAGGAACTTGGCTACGAGCACTTGATGCTACCTATGGAGTTTGAAGAGGAACGCAAGTGCTATATCAACTTCGAGCCAGGTTACTTTGAGAACCCACTTTGTAAAGAGGTATTTTACAATCAGCAGGAACATGCTTGGCAACCAATCGAGCAATTTGACTCTAATGAGGGAATTAATGAGCCACCCGAAACAGAAATGCGATGGGAAGGAGACTGGAGGAACGAAGACGGAGAACTCCTCTGGGAAGAACGATTTTCTAAAAAGCATCTTGAAGAAGATCTTAAGCCCTCACTACGTGCTTGGGGCGGAACCTACGCAGAAGCCGGTCAGCTCCAACAAAGACCATCACCTCGCGGCGGTGGTATGTTCCAAAAGAAAGACTTCCAATTCATTGATCCAACCGAGGTACCTAAACTCCTCGGGAGGACGGTACGTGGATACGACTTAGCCGCAACCGAATCTCATCGAGCACCTTACACGGCAGGTGTTAAAGGGATGATCGACCAGCAAGGTCGGTTAATCATCTTGGACGTAGAGCGATATCAAAAGTCTGCGGGCCAAGTCAAGACCAATATGCGAACTACCGCAGATCACGATGGCGTGAAGGTAGAAATCGATATACCGCAAGACCCAGGTCAAGCGGGCAAGGCACAGAAAGCAGACCTTGCGAAAAACTTACACGGGTACTCTGTCACATTCAGTCCTGAGACCGGAGACAAAGAGACAAGGGCCAAACCAGTTGCAGCTCAATGCGAGGGACAGAACATGTTCCTTGTACGTGCTTCCTGGAACGATCCTTATATCAACGAGCTCTGTTCATTCCCCGCTGGCCAGTTCAAAGATCAAACTGATGCCACTTCTAGAATGTACTCAAACCTACTTCGTAAACCCACTGCTACCGTAGGATTCGGTGGTAAGGTCATTGAATAGGACTAATATGACAGAACAAACTACAAAGGTCGGTTTACTCGACCGGACATTAGGAGGCTTTGGCCTTCAACGTAAAAGTGCATCACCTACCTCAACAGTAGGTTCATCGGGTGTAGCCGCATTTGGTGGTTACGTTCAAGAGTACGAGAAGAATGCCGCCTTAACTGGAAAAGAGAAGTACCGCACCTACGCCAACATCCTGGCTAACACCTCGATCGCAGCAGCAGGCATACGTTACTTCTTAAACGTAATGGGCAGAGCAGAATGGCGTGTTGAACCAGCTGAGTTTGAGACTGACGCTGAGAATGCACAGGCTGAAGAGTTTGCTGAGCTTATCGAGAACATGATGACAGACATGACTACCCCTTGGAAGAGGGTTATTCGTCGTGCTGCCATGTATCGTTTTTACGGTTTCTCAATTCAGGAGTGGACTGCTAAGCGGCGTGACGATGGTTTCTTCGGTATGATGGACATTGAGCCACGGCCACAAATTACTATAGAACGTTGGGACTTAGATGAAACTGGTACAGTCCTAGGTATAGTGCAACGTTCTCCACAAACCCAACAGGAGATTTACTTACCGCGAACTAAGACGGTCTACATCGTTGACGACGCGTTGAATGATTCTCCCGAGGGCCTTGGGTTGTTTCGTTCCATTGTGGAGCCTAGTCAACGATTAGCTAGGTATGAACAACTCGAGGGGTTTGGCTTTGAAACGGATCTCAGAGGCATGCCTCTTGTCCGTATCCCGTATGCTAAGTTACGTCAAGCCGTTGAGGCTGGGACAATCACTGCTGAAGATGCTCAAGCTGCGATCAACGAGATGGAGATGTTCGCCAAGAAGCATATTAAGAACCCACAGATTGGTGTGACACTTGAGTCGCAACCATATGAGTCTATCGGTGATACCATTAACCCATCCTCCACACCGCAATGGGACCTAAGCCTATTATCAGGTGAGGGTGGTAACTTCGAGGCAGTTGCTCAGTCCATTGAGCGAATCAACCATGAGATTGCTCGAGTCCTTGGGGTAGAGCACTTAATGCTTGGTCAGAACCGTGGCACACAGGCTTTGAGCCATGATAAGTCAGATAACTTCGGCATGATCGTCGACTCCACCTTAGACGAAGTGCGAGAGGCTTATCAAATGGACTTTGTTGAGCGGGTGTTCGAGCTCAATGGGTGGGATAAGACCTTTATGCCTAAACTGAAGACAGGGAAGATTCAATTCCGCGACATCACACAGGTCAGTCAAGTTATTAAGGACCTTGCACAGTCTGGATCAATCCTTATGCCTGACGATCCAGTTGTTGGGGAAATCCGCGACGAGCTCGGTGTCTCAAGACCAATCATCACTGATGAGATGATCGAAGCAGCACTTCCAGGTAATCCTGACGGTGATACTGGCAGCAACCCAAATGAGCCTGATGATACGGGTGAAGAAGAAGAGGAGACAGAGTAATGGCTTTAACCGTAGGCGTAAACAGCTACGCAACCAATGCTGAGGCAGATACATACTTCACCGACTCACTTCGCGCAGCTGAGTGGGTTGCACTAGGTGAACCTACACAGGATGCCGCATTGGTTGAGGCCACTCGCTACCTTGAGCGGTTTGACTATGTTGGAGAGAAGACAGACGTCGCTCCTACTCAAACGTTGAAGTGGCCAAGGACAGGTGTGGTTGATTCAGATGGGGAGGCACTATCGAGCTCTGTCATTCCAGACGAGATCAAGGAGGCACAATACGAGACTGCTATCCGTCTTGCTGCTGACCCCACACTGATAGACAACATCAACCAGCAGGGTAGCAGTAACATCAAGAGAGCTAAGGCAGACACTGCAGAGGTTGAGTTCTTCGCACCAATTGAGGGAGGACGTTTGTTTGACTGGGTACAGACACTTATCGGCCACTTCCTTACCTCTGGTAATCTTACAGGCGGCATCGGTGGTGCAACTGCAGTCGGTAATGAAGACGAGAGTTTCTTCGAGACTGGGTCTGAAAAATACGGACGTACCAGAGGATATGACTAATGCCTGCACTTGGTGAGAAACGTATTGATGAGCTTGAGCGAGAAATCAAGCAGAGCTTTGATGAGTTCAACCGTAAAGTGCAGCGTGACTTAGGTAGATTTGTGCAGCCAGATGGAATAGACTTTCTATCTCTGCAGAATGGATTCCGACGACTGGCTCGGAACTTCGCAATCGAGATGACCAACGTCTTGATTCTGGGCGCGCAGATCACTGCGAACGACGCCTCTCGCCAACTGAGCACCGTGGTCTCCTTCGATCCGTCTGAGGCCGGTGCTTTCCTCGCCATTGCAGGTCTACGTGACCGAGTCATGCAGGGATTAATTCAGCAACAGACAGAGGCACTCCAAGAGTTTAGGCGTGCAGCCAATGCAGTTATCCCCATTCGGACCATGCAGCAAATTAGAGAGGGCCTGACACTTAACGGTAGACAGGTTCGTGCAGTAAACAGGTTTAGAGAACTGCTTGAGGCAAACTCAGTTGAAGCACTGACACGTGAGCTTCGAGATAAGCGGTTTGATTCCACAGTGCGGCGAGCAGCTACCAGTGGAGATCCTCTATCTTCGGAACAAATAGACAAGATGACAGCGGCTTATGTCCGCAGGCAAGTAGATTTCAGAGCAAGAACAATTGCAGCGACAGAAGCTGTACGTATTGCTAACGAATCAGACATGGTCTTCTTTCAACAGTTAGTTGATCGAGGAGATGTCGAGCGAAATGAGTTGATCAGACGTTGGGTCACCGCAGGTGATTCTAAGGTTAGACATTCTCATCGTGTATTAAACGGCGTGCCTAGGCAACTTGGAGACCCATGGATTACGGGCAATGGCTCAGTCCTACGGTTTCCAGGCGATCCCCAAGGTTCAGCCGCTGATACCATCAACTGTCGATGTTTCGTTGAGACAAAGATAAGTAAGAAACCAGTACAGCAAATTATTGCTGCTTAGAGAGGAAATAATGAAACTACTACTTGGAGCTCTGCTCCTTTTCGCTGCCAACTTCGCCTATGCATGCCCCGATCCAATGCCTGATAACACTATGTGTATTCGCTGGCAAGCACCAACTGAAAACGTTGACGGATCTACCATCCCAGCCTCCGGCGTAGGAAGCTTAGCCAGTTACCGGGTCTTCTACTCGTTGACACAGGGCCAATATAACGTTGGTGACTCGATCATCGTTAATGACCCTGCTCAGACAGAGTTGACAACTCCTGTGGACGGAACAATCACGATAACCAGACCTCCAGGAGGTGGGGACGTTGTTGTTTACGTTGTAATGACTGCAACGAATACTGAAGCAGAAGTTTCACAGTATTCAAATACAGTAGCCATGACCGTGACATTCCCTGTACCGGTGCCCGGTGAACCTGTGATTTTAGAGGCCATTATTAACGTAATAGTCACCTAAATCACGGAAAATTGTTCCACAGTGGCCTGTTTACAAGGTCCACAGTGGTATCGTAGTATCTGCCCCTTCGGACCTACCACGAAGGGGGAGGTCTGTAAATAAACGGAGTGTAACTAATGCAAAGAACAAATGTTCAAGTGGTCGGGTTAGCCGCCGGTATAACTACAGTGATTTTGTGGTTGACTGGATTCTTCGCACCCGAACTCATGGCTTCCGCACCAACTGGTCTAGAAGCAGGTATCACGGGAATCGTAACAGTCATCGCCGGTTACTTCTTGAAGGATGACACAACCGTCGTCGGAACCTTGGAGAACTAATGACCGCCATGCACAAATTAAAACTACAGCATTTCACCATCGGCCTTTTCATGGGTCTAGTCTTAACCACCATGGGTTGTACCTCTAACCCTTACTCTGGTGTGACCATAGACTCTACCAATAAAGCTCTTGCCGTCGCCACGGCCGAACTCAGAGCATCTAACCTCTTACTTCAAGAGGTCATTCAATCACGGCTAATCAACCGAGCTCAAGCACAGCAAATTAAAGATCAGCTGCAAGAAGGACTTAATGTCGTCTCTGCATCTGCCGCTGCTGTTGCACTTTCGGGGGATCCTGCTGACGGACAAGACGGGTTGGACAGAGCGACCAGGGCCATCGACTTTGCCCTCGCGATCCTTGCACCACTCGTTGCACAACTGCCACCTCAGTCGAGATTTGAACTACAGCGTGATATTCACGAGCTGTACTCAGATCACGGACTAAAGTGGTCGCCGGGTAAATTGGAACCTATCCAGGATTTACAAGCAGGACACGTATGGGATGACCCACCTCTTCCTATGCCACCTGTTCCACCGAATCCTGATGACGACGATATCTATATCAACCTAACCCTGGAGGCAGCGTAAGCTATGGATCCCCTACTAATTAATGGAATTTTGACCGGTATTCGTGCCGGCATCACTTGGCTTACGGTTCGTCGTGAAGGGAACCGTGATGCTGCACTCGACGTAATCCGCTCCGTGGATCTACGTCCGTTTGGTTTAGACGAAGATGCTCTTGAGATCGTCAACTGGACTAAAGCCGGTCTGTCTTACCTGTCACGGCGTAATGTGCCGGTTGATGAGACCCTTGCCGTGATCGAAGCAGCCGAAGCTGAAGATCGCGATGTTACACCTGATGAGCTTGCTGGGTTAATCGCCGCGGCTCAAACTGAGCTGGATGCTACACAGGACATGATTGACGAGCTACCCGATGACGAACAAGATGACGGTCAGGAAGGTGGAGAAGAAGGTGGTGATGAGTCTGACGACAACGACGAATCTACCGCTACCAACCAATCTGATTAGGAGCTAGTCCATGGATGTAGTAGTATGCACTGAGTGCGGTGGTTCGGTCGAACGGGAATTCGCTGAGATTGAAGGTAATACGACATGCTCCGGCTGTCTGATTACTGCAGCCAGACTATTGTCTAAGGACAATACGGCTCCAAGCTACAACGAAATTCTAGGTGCACTGCGCGAACCCAAGAAAAAAGCCTCCTCTAAGAAATCAGAGGAGTAGCTTATGACGACTGTAAATGAATTCGTCAAGGTAGACGATGAGCTTGGCCTAGTATTTGGCTTTGCAATTGTCTGCCAAAAGAATGGCGAGGATTATTACGACCTTCACAATGATCACATTCCTGAAGATGCCATGCTGAAAGCATCTACGGACTTCATGCTGAACAGTCGTATGGCTGGTGACATGCACGCACGTGATGCTAGTGGACAACCTGTTCAGGACGGATCAGTGGTCTTCGCCTTCCCACTTACGAGTGAGGTAGCTAAGTCATTGAATATCCAAACCGATCAGACCGGATTGCTGATTGCCTTAAAGGCCTCACCTGCAGTACTTGATAAGTTCAAGTCTGGTGAGTATAAAGGATTTTCTATCGGCGGTTCCTACATTGAGAATGAGGACACGCCGCTATGACAGAACAATTCAACAAATCTCCAGCCATGGTAAACAAGAGTGGCGACAACAAGAAACGCAAGCGAAAGATGGTCGCGTTCAAGATTGACGAAGTATCGTCTGTCATTGCAGGAGCACAAGAAGGTGCACTAGCTGTTCTCATGAAGCGAGCTCCTGAAGAAGAGCTCATTGAAAAGGTTATGCTTCTGACCTCAATGGACGATCGCCACCAACATGGAATGTTCATTGGACTGCGCACCTTAGAAGAAGGTGGTGGTCACACAGACTTTTCGTCTGGTGCATTGTCAAGTCCTGATGGACAACCACACGCACCCGACCACAATCACGCATTTGTTATTAATCCTGACGGATCAGTAACGATTGCCGCGGCTCATGGCCACACCCACGAAGTTGTTATGGGTGAGTTCATGGGGCGACTTCGTTTGCAGACCGCTCTTGCAGTATCAGAGCTTGCAGACAATGACCCAGTTCTAGTCATCGCGACAAAAAGCGAAGACGGAAAAATGTTCAAGGCCCAAGACTACGCACTTGTCCTTGATCCGCAGCTGCCATCGACATGGAAGTACCCACTAGTCAAATCTTCTGGTGGGGAAGTTCATCCTCGACGCGTCGGTGCTGCAGTAAAGGCGATTGAAACAAATCGCATCCCGCGTAAAGAGCTAGATACGTTTGTTCGGAGAGTGCGATCAGCTTGGAAGAGCTGTCATAAAGACCACTCACAAATGCCGTCAGTGCTAAAGCGTGTAGCAAACCTTTAACTTTGCAAATTTGGAGACGGCAAAATGCCAGAACTAGATAAAGAGCAATATACCAAGACGGAAGTCGAGGACATGCTGCGTAAGCAGAAAGAGTCCACCGACGAAGCCTTGGAAGTTGCGACCTTGGTTGCAGAGATGACTGACACTCATAAGTCCCACTATGTGGGTCTGGAAGGTGACGCGAAGCAGGAATTCCTGTTCGCCTCTTCCGCTGAGCGTGAAGCTACCGTTGTGAAAGCAGCGAGTGCGGATCCAGTTGTCTACACGGCAACCGACGGTACCGAGATCAAAAAATCTGACGGTGCTAAGATGTTGAAGATGGCGAAGGA